TTGAACAACTCCCCCAAAAAGAGGGAAATTTTTTGACCGGGGGGTGTTATCACCACCGTTCTTCATTCACAAACTTTTTCTGTTTGATGTATTTGTCCAACCTTTTGTGTTCATCGTTATGACATTGAATACAGATGCTTTCGCAATTATCCTTATCAAGCGCAAGGTGTGGATGCGTCTTAACTTCTTTGATATGATGAACATTTCTTGCACGTCTATATTTGCCTTTGCGTCTGCAGCTCTGACATTCATAATGATCACGTTCTAGCACTTCTTCTCTTAGCTGCAGCCATTCCTTCGACTTATAAAACTTCATAAGATTATCAGTTTTGATCAAATGAATAATCTCTTCTGTCGTCATGCTATCAACTCCAAATAAAAAAAACCCGCAGACAGCCATGCGCACGATATTTTTAAGGGAGTCTTTTCAACTCCTTTTCTCATATTTTTGTGCTGTCTGTGGGTTGTAAAAAAGAGATTAACAAAGCTATAAAAAAATTTCAGATATCCAACTATATAATTTTCTCACACTATCATAATAACACGAAAAAAGGTTTCAAAAGTATCATGATAGTATCATTTTTTATCTCCAACCGATTGCTTCCGCAATCGCATAAATAATTTCCTTTCTCCATCGAAAAACCGTAGCCCTTCCAACATTCAACGCCTCTGCAATCCCATCCATGGTTAAGCGCTGTGGTTTTGCCCAATATTTTAGCTCCACCAGTTTTTTATATTCATCCGGAAGCTGGCGGTACACTTTATCAATAGCTGCTGTGATCTCTTCCATCCTTTGCAATCTTTTATGTGTCAATAACCTGTTAGCTGTTCTCTCTGTCGGAGAAGAAGGGAGATTACTTCTTCCCCCGCCGATATTCTCATCTTGCTCCACTTTTTCAAACAATATTTCTTTTCGCAATCTTTCAATCTCCCTCAACGTTTCATGATAATAATACAACTCCGCTTCAATATGCTTAAATGTCTGTTTCTTTAACTTGGTTACGGTCATACACTCACACCCTCCTGCACTTTCTCGATTCTTGCTTTCAATGCTTGCAACAAACGTTCTTGCGTATCAGTTTTTTCTTGTAAAGCAGCCATTACATCTTCATCCACTCCGCCTTCAACCACCAAATGATGGATGATTACTTTTTCGGTTTGTCCTTGACGGTGAAGACGTTTGTTGGCTTGTGCATATAGTTCCTGGCTCCATGTCAGTCCGAACCAAATGATGTGATTTCCGCCTTGTTGCAGGTTTAGTCCGTATGCTGTACTGGCTGGATGGGCTAGTAATATATCAATCTGTCGATTATTCCAATCTGTTTCGTCTTGCGGTGTCTTTAGCTCTCTTACTCTCAAACTTGTTTTGGCTAAAGCTTTCATCAAACGATCTTTGTCGTGTTGAAAATTGTAAAACACCAAGGCAGGTTTCCCGTTCAGCCCTTCGATCAACTCCATAAATGCTTCAATCTTGCAGTCGTGGATGTTTACGATGTTTCGTTCTTCGTCGTAGACAGCTCCATTGCAAAGCTGAAGCAATTTGTTCGTCAATACGGCCGCCGATCCTGCGTCGATCGTTGCCCCATCCACCTGAAGAAGCATTTCTTTTTCAAGTTTCTCGTACGCTTTTCTCGCCCTGCTGTCTAAGACAACCGGTATCGTATTATGCATGATGTCCGGAAGTTCTAGATAATCTTCGGCCTTCATACTGACGCATATATCACCGATTAGATTTTGAATCACTTGATCTGCCCCAGGCTTTGGGGCGTAAGTAAAAACTCGGTCTCGGTTTCGTTGGTCCGGCTCAAAATACCTTTCACGGAAGTGGGTGATCCTTTTGCCTAATCGCTCCCCGCCATCCAGTAAAAACACTTGCGCCCATAAATCCAACAATCCGTTTGGCGCCGGTGTCCCGGTCAGTCCGACGATTCGCTTGATGTGTGGCCGGACATTTTTCAGCGCTTTGAACCTCTTTGCCTGGTGATTTTTAAAACTGCTAAATTCATCGATCACTACCATATCGAATGGCCACTCATTCCTGTAATAATCCACCAACCAAGGAACGTTTTCGCGGTTGATAACGTAAATGTCGGCTGGTGTGTTAAGCGCTCGGATCCGTTTGGTTTTTGACCCTAAACAGATCGAAAACCGTAGCAATTGCAAATGATCCCATTTTTTCGCTTCTCTCACCCAAGTGCTCTCGGCCACTTTCTTCGGTGCAATGACCAAAACCTTATTTATCGCGAATCGATTGTATTTTAAATCGTTGATGGCGGTTAAGGTGATGGCTGTCTTACCTAACCTAAGCCCATATCCAGAAACAGCCCTAGTGCCGGTGACGTAATTAACCGGTTGATGCAATACTTTTGGTAGCTGTGTGGAATGAACTTCATTCGGCATCACCCCCTTTTTTTCTTTCCAAGTGTGTATCCGTATATAACTTCACCTACTTCACGTAGAAAAGAATCAACACCTTCTTTGCTGTCGATCACCCGGACATCACACCCGAATCCTTTCAAAACATTCATCTGTTTTACTTGCAACTTTGTCGGCTTTTTCCCTGGCGCTTTTAACTCAACGAATATGATGCGGCCACCAGGAAAAATAATCATACGGTCTGGTACGCCTGCGTTGCCCGGCGATTCGAATTTATACGCTTTTCCTCCCGCTTTTTTCACTTCATCCCGTAGATATATTTCAATCTCTTTTTCTCGCATTTTTCACACCTCCGAAACAGTAGTGTATACTTTCTACCTATGCGCCTTTATATATTTATTTAAATAGGCGTATAGGCGGGTATAATACCCTCTATTTTATCTATTTTTTATTTTTCTTTTATATAAGGTAGACAAAGTAGACAAATATAAATAAATACAGATATATCAAGGGATTTAACGTCTACCTTACCTGTCTACTTTGACATTTTTCAAGGTAGACAAGGTAGACATTTCCATTTTTTAGAAGGTAGACAAAATCAATAGAAGGTAGACAAAAAATCGATGAAAGTAGACATTTTGTTTTTCCTTTTTATGGTTTTTTAACCCTTCTATACCCCCCTTTAACTTTTCCATATGGTCCGTACCGGAAAGGGTTTTTTTCCTTTTCCCACCCCTCTAATTTGTCTAAAATGTCATTTATGGCCATTGTGTCTGACCTCTTCATGTTTCGGATTTCACCCCCAAAACATTCCACCCATATTTCTGCAGCACAAATCCGATCCCGTTCAACGGTTTCGGTTTCAATTTTTCCGAATTCGGCAGACCAGTATAATTTTCTCGATCCAATATCCCGCTTTTGCCAGTCAACAGGCACACGGCGTTCAACGAATTCCCGAATCATTCCTTCTCTTGGATCTTGTTCAGCATGCCCTTCCTGTTGCCGTTTAGCCTCCTCTGCCAGCTCTCCCGTGAGAAACAGGGGCTCCCCAAGCCGCCAATACATCACGGCCTCTGCCCATAACTGATCCACTTCCCCATCTAAGTCTTTGAAAACACTTTTTGTAGGTTTTTGCAAACCCACATCAATCGGCAAAAAACGTCTTCCACCTGTTGGATCCTTTAGATAGTCACTTCGATTGCTTGTCCCAAAAAAGACGCATCGTCTTGGATGCTTTTCAGCCTTTCTTGCGTATGCTGCTCGATAGTGGTCTTCTGTTCGACTCAAAAACCCCTTGATCGTTTGAACATCTGTCTTGTTATAGGCGCTCATTTCGCCTACTTCGACAATCCAAACACCTTGCAGCAATTCAGCTGCTTCTTTTCCGTCGAATGATTCGATACTGTTGGAAAACCAAGATTTCCCCATTTTTTGAATGAGAGTCGTTTTCCCAAGGCCTTGCGCCCCTGTTAAAACAGGCATCGTATCGTATTTGATTCCTGGCGTCATCGCCCTGGCCACTGCTGCAGTAAAGGATTTACGGGCAACTGCCCGCGTATAAGGTGTATCTGCAGCTCCAAGGTAATCAATAAACAATGTATCTAAACGCTTAACACCGTCCCATTTGAGACCGTTCAAATATTCGACTACTGGGTTAAAACGGTTTTTGGCAGCGATCAATACCAAAGCATCATTGATCATATCTTTTGAACGGAAACCCAAAATTTTTTCGAGATAACTTCTTAATCCCGCATCATCGGCATCCGTCCACCGAAATTCGCCTTTTTCTTGATCTCTTGGCGGCCAAGGAAGAGGTGCCACCCCGATAATGGCTTCGGCAAATGAATCCATTTTGATTCTGCCTTTTAAGTTCGGATCTCCTTCAAGAGCTGTCAGAGCGTTTTCGATTGTTTTTAAAGGTTGTCCGGTATTCGGGCTTATCTTTAACTTGGATATCCAAGTTAAATCTTCTTTCGTCGCTGGAGTATTGCCAGGCTCCCCAAAATCCTCAACGGCTTTTTCATACCGTTCTTGGTTGATGATTGCCGCAACTCCCGCATCATTCAAAGCAAAAGCACACATTTCCGTAAAAGACGGCAAACGGTTCACCGGCGTATCTGGTTTGGCTTCATCGTCAAGATCGCCAAACTTGTGCAAACGGACCAGGTCAAACGCATTGACCAGTCTCCCGCTGCATGGATCCGTTGCGTGATGGGAGTATAGGAACAGCCCATCTTCATACACAACAGCACCGCCAACCGTAGAGCCGGCCACATAGGTGTACCTGTTCGCGTCAGTATCAACCGGCTCATAAACGCCAGGGAGAAACTTCTCAATTGCTTGATGTATGTTGTACTGCCGACAGAACGCCCCAACAACACCAGGCTTTTCTAACGGATTCCCTTGCTTGGCAGCAAGTCTGACGTGTTTTGTTTCGTCTCCAGGCACCTGCGGCCATTCATCAATGTTCCGCCAATCCTGATAGGTTGCCAAAAGGCCATCGGCGTCTAAAAAAGGCTTGTCTGCATATTGGAACACGTATTGACTATCAGCACAGCATGACGGCCAATACATGAGCCTATGAACTTGGAACGTTGTGGGATCCATAAATGATATACCTATGATGGATGCCAGTTTTCTCGCTAACGGTTCATATTCATCAGCAGTTGCCGTTCGGTTCAAAGGAACAATCACCCGCAAACGGGGTTTTGCTTCCTCATGTTTGCGGGTGCTATAGATGGCATAGGCGCATCCAAGCCCTTCAATGCGCCGTAACACGTCAGCTGTACCACCGGCAGGGATGTTATCCATATCCAGCGTGATCAAGTCTCTGCCGATGACATGGTTTGCTTTTCGGCGGTTGCCCTCAAGCTTTCCGCCAACAAACCCGCCGACATCTTTCAGTTCATCTTGTTCACGTTTGGGCAGTTTGAGATATTCAGCCAGTGTTTCTGTACCTCTGACAGCTGTTCTGAGCCGGTCAACCAATTCTGACCAGTACAACGTTTGCGCTGGCCAAAGAGTGGCTTTTCGGCTTCCAGCTGCAGATATGGTTATTTGTCTATCGTATTGCATGCAGATCACCTAGTTTCGCCATTTCTTTTAAGGCTCACGCCAATTCGTTTTCACAGAAAGACTTAATCTTTTAGTTCCAAACAAATTAATATAGCTAAAAATACTAGAATTCCTATTAAAAACCATTTCATTCCGTTCCCTCCAACACTTCTTTCAATTTTTCATATACAAAACTTCTCGTTCCAGCTCCGCCTTCATTCATCCGTTCGATGCATTCTTTTATTGCTTTCTCATATCGTTCAATCTTGTCTAACATGTGCCGGCGATTGAAAATAGCACCGGTATTCTCATATTTCATTTCGTAATATTCCGCTTTCTCCGCCTGTTTTATGAGCCACTCGATATCAGAATCATCAATTCTATTAGCCAATGAACGTTTTATTGCCCATTGATATTTTTGTTTAATTTCTTCCAACCGTTCTTTATCTGTCATTTAGCTTCACCCTCCAACACCTCTTGCGCTTTATAAATTAATTCATTAGCTTCTAAATCACAAAAATAACTTTCGGTAAACAATTCATGTCTAGCAATTTGCTTTAATACTTTCTCATACCATTCAACCTTTTCTGCCTGTTCGATGAGCCAATCAATGTGTTCTTCTAGGTCGATTTCTCTTAATTCTTGATTAAAAGTGATTGCTTTCCTTTTTATTTCCTGCAACCGCTCTTTATCGCTCATTGTCCTTCCCTCCTTAATAGTCAATCAATCTCTTCCCATCCGCCATCTAGTTGTTCCTCTCTCCATTGTTCATATTGTTCTTGTATTTCTTCATCCGTCATATCATCATCAAATTCCATGACTTCTTCTCTTTTGCAACCAACTAAATTCATGGATAAAGTGAATCTAACTTTTCTCATATTTTCATTCCTTCCTTCGTCGTTATCCAATGCTTGTTTGGCGTTCCAGCCTTTATCCATCATTATTACGTACTCACCGTTACCTGCTCTCTTATATGTTTCTGGGTGGGCATACCATTCCAATACGTCTCTATATCTTTCAATTTTTGCTTGCGCCTGCTTATACCTGTATTTCCAATATTCGCAACCTTCATCTGCTTCAGCCGCCATTCTCAAACTTCCCTTCTCATCTTAACGAAATAAAATTCCCCTTCGGCTACACCCATAAAGTCACGCCGGTAACGGTGATACTTTCCATCCGGGTTTTTCCAAAGTTTCCGATGTCGTTTGATTTTTGCTATTGGAGCAACATAATCAAACCCCCGTTTTTCCAACTCGCGGCATTGTTTTATTAGCTCTTGTTTGGACTTTCCGAACTTCGTAATCGTTTGAATCATGCTTCTTTCACCTCCGCAACCGGCAAATACACAACGGGCATATGCTGAAAATGAAGATAATAGTTTGATAGATCGCGCAGCTCCAAACGCCCCGATGTACGCTGCGCTGTCCAGTATTTAACGATCAAACAATTGTTTTCGATGTTGATTTCATGCGGCAGTTTTTCGATTTTCTTTAGAAACTTGGTAAACAGTTTGTAATCAACAACAAGGGAAACACTTTCAAGCTGTCCTGGTAGCACTTTTGAAGGATTGTAAAGCCTTTCCAGTTTTTCTAAATCTCTTAGTTTTTCTATTTCTTGTTCGTTTAGGCACCCTTTTTCTTTTCTGATTTTGGAAAGGTCTTTGATTTTTTGTTTAACATCCGCTTGAAACAACTTCATTTCAGATTTCAATTTTTCAAAATCGCCTTTTACGATTTTCACAGCAAACACCGCCTTTCAATAGATTCGTATAGGCATGATCAGGATTGTGATGTTGTCTGCTACCAAAAAGATCGGTCTTAATCGTCCCGTAAATAAAAGCGAAAATTCTTTGCATTTCGCTGCCTTGAGCAATTTCAATGCGTCCAGTAAAAACTGACCGTTTAAAACAAAGCTCTCTTTAAATTTTATAGGAAGTTTATAAAAAGCCCGATCAAAGCCGTTGAATTGACACATCATTTCGTGTTCTTTAAAACGTACAATTGGTGTTTCTCCTAAAGATATTGGAGCACAAGTAACAACATCAACCGCTCGTAACATTTCTTTGGTTTCAAAAGTGAAAGATTCACTGTTTTCCGGAATTTGCACCAACCGGTCTGTGTTCGGGTAAGGGTTATCAATCTTTTTCCCTTTTGGCGTGTAGATCGAGCCAAGCTCTTTATCATGTTCAATTCTGAACACTTTGTACAAACGAAAACTATCGGTCACAACTAGCGAACCGTCTTTATGGTGATATACGCCATGTAATTCGGCTTTACTTTCACTAGCTGTTTTGATGACCTTATCCGCGTGTTTCATGAAAGTTTGATAGGTTAGCATGATCATCACCCTATCTACAAATCCAAATGATTTTATCTTGGTATTCTTTTGGAACAACAACAAAATCATCCCCCGACTCAAAGATTAGATGGCCGCTTTCATTAAGACGCTCTTCCACATCCGCGTCGCTCAAATACGCTAATTCTTTTTCAGTTGCTAAGCCTAGTTTGGTTAAGGCTTTTCTTGCATCCCTGCTATGTCCTAAATACAACGCTCTAAATTTTTCCATCGACCAATTCCTCCTTGGGTATAAAATTCAATCCTTTTTGTAAAATTCTGAAATAAACCCTTCCGCCTTCAATGGGAGACCAGGCGCCCATTCAATCGGTTCGCTCATGATGGCTGCGATCTTATCAAGATCAGCTTTTTCTTTCGGTACATCTAGCACGACCTCGTCGTGTATATGCATAACCGTTTGGAAACCTGCCAGATGCAATCGCTTCAAGCTTTCAGCCAGGCAATCACGTGAAATCGCCTGAACGACATTTTCCACTAATTTCCCTCCATACGTTGAAACCCGCTCCCATTTTTTCGTAGTCTGATTCAAGCCGTAATAGTAAAGCGCTTCTTTGCCAAAATCACCTTCCGCAAGGAAAGGTTTGACGTAAAACAGCTTTCGCCCGCTCGGAAGGGTAATTGTTAAAAAGTCTAAACCGTTCACAATGTCGCTTTCTCTTGCGAGAATTAACCCTTTTACCCCTGCCGGTTGCCCCGTTCTCATGACGGACAATGCGGCGTTTTCCAAGCTGTACCATAAATCAACAATACGTTTATTTGAGGATCGCCAACGTCTCACAATGTCTGGCAGTTCTTCTTCTGTCAGCCCCATGTCTAACGCGCCCATTTGAATCAGCGCACCTTTTCCCCCTTGGTAACCTAAAGCCAATTCAGCCACTTTTCCTTTTTGCCTTAGCTCATATTCGGGATTTCCTTTCTTGATTAATTCGATCGGAACACCAAACATTTGAGACGCAGAAGCTTCATAGATTTTACCGTGAGTGTTGAAAACGTCCAGTTTCCATTGCTCACCGGCTAACCAAGCGATAACACGGGCTTCAATCGCTGAAAAGTCAGATATAACAAACAGATGACCTTCACTCGGAACAAATGCTGTTCGTATGAGTTGGGAAAGCGTATCAAATACGCTTCCGTATATCAGTTTCAATGCGTCTATTTTTCGGGATTTGACCAACCCTCTAGCATGTGCAAGTGTTTCTAGGTAGTTACGAGGGAGGTTTTGCACCTGGACAAGCCGTCCAGCCCATCTACCGGTACGATTGGCGCCGTAAAACTGTAACAGTCCTCTCACACGTCCGTCTTCGCAAACTGCTTTTTGCATGGCTCGGTACTTTTTCACACTTGTTTTAGAGAGCTCTTGACGAATCTCTAACGCTCGTTTAATATCACCGTTTGTGTCTTTCACAAGTTTTGAAACTGTGCTTTTTTGCAGATTGTCCGTCTCAACCCCGCGGCTTTTGAGCCATTCCACCATTTGCTGTGCGCTGTTGGGATTTTCAAGCCCGGTGATAGCAGCAGCTTCTTTCATTAGCTGACTTCTAACTGTTTCGTCCACATACAAAGCGCTATCAACCATATCTTGGTCAATTTTCACGCCAAACACATTGATCAGTTGATCCAGCTCCCACAATTTTTGTTCTTGTTGAGGAACCGGGAAGTTGGACAGTCTTCTTTCAATCTCTTTTTCTACTTCTACATCTTGCCGGCAGTACTCTTTAAAAAGCTCCCATTTCTCCGGCTCATGGTGTGGAAGTGTTCTTGTTCTCCCGCCGTTTTTCTTGTTTGGGGTAGTAGGCGTACAAAACAATTTGATAAGCGCTGACCCAATGGTCATTTTTTGTTTGTCTTGCGGCAAACCAAGCACTTTAGCTGTTACGCCTAACCCAGCAGTAAACCCGCAATAAAGACCGTGAATCATGGTGCAGCGCCATTGTTCAATCGGTGTATGAAAAAATTTGCTAAGACAGTACCATTCAAACGCCGCATTATAAGCATGTTTTGTAACGTTTGGATCGCCTAACGCTGCAATAATTTCATGTGGAATTTGCTCCCCTTGCGCCAGGTCAACTATTTGGGTTGCACCGCCATTAACCGAATAAGCAAATAATAGTATTTCAAAGTCAGGGCTCTGAACATATTTGTAGAGCCCTGATTCTTGGATATCCACTGTAGAAAATGTCTCAATGTCGATGTTGAGCGTACGGATCATATTCCGTACACTCCACCACTAATAGGCTGCCCTGTGATCGGGTCAAATTGTTGCGGTTGTTGTGGTTGTTGACCGTATGGTTGTTGCCCATAAGACTGTTGTGGCTGCTGTCCATACGGTGTTTGAGGTTGATATGTTTGTTGCGGTTGTTGCATACCTTTCGGCATTTGCGCATCAACATTTGGCTGAACTGGAGTGCCGAAATCAGCTTCCGCAGCTGGGGCAGATGTTCCTAACGGCTCACCGTCTCTTGTTTTTTGAACGTTTGTGCTGATATACACGCCGATCCCTTTTTTCCCGGCGCTGTTGTAAGGAGCGAAATTGATCGCAATCCGTCCGTACATACCGCTGTAAATCTCAGTTGGGTCAAGAATAGGATTTAAGTTAATATCGACGATTTTAGGCGGTTGATCGGCTTTCGAGGTTGCCGTAAAAACCCAATGCCCTTTGCATTCTTCTCCGAACGGCATGCCGTCCGATGGGCGTACGCCGTCACCATCATGGATGGGGATAGCTAGAACAGGAGGTATAACCCCGTTCCATTTTTCTTTTTTGCCAATCTCTTTTGCTGCTTCAATCGCTGCGTCAATAGCTTGCTTTGTAGCGATATCGGATTTTGGAACGAGAATTGTGACACTGAATTTTTCTTCTCCACCGAATTGGCTTGCACGAGGTTTCAATAAATTCACGTAAGAAAAACGTACTTCGCCAGTAACAACACGAGTTGGATTTTGATTTGCCATGTTTACATCTCTCCTTTAAAGTGATTATTTTTTATGTTCAACGACTACTTTTGCACCTGCAACTATGGTATTCCCAGTAAACCTATTAATCTCGTAAACAAACTCCACTTTAGACGTAACGTACCCTTTTTCATAAAGGTATTGATAGATTGCGTCTCCAAGATCTTCTCGATCTAACTCAACCGTTGTAACTTCCTTCATTCGCTCACACCTCCTTTTGCATGTTTAAGTTTTTCTTTGTAAGGAATCTTTGAATAACAAACAATGCAAAGAATCTCGTTACCAAAAGCAATCTTGTAAACACTGTGTGTTATATCTCTTTCACATCTTGAACATTTCATTGAAAATCACTCGCCGCATCAGGCGCAGCAGTGATAGCCTGACGCTTGTCCGATATCGGAGCAAGTGTAGGTTTTCCAGGCGATTTTTCTACAAAACCTGCTTCCTCTACTAAGCTGCGAAACTCTTTTTTTCCCAGCTGTTTTTCAAGCTTGGAAACAGTCAAAGGCACTCGTTCATAAAGCATTGCTTCATCGATTCCGTTTTGTTTCAAGTGTTCGAATGCTTTGTCTATGTCTGTGAACTGTCGCACACTGCGACCTTCAACAGCTTTCCATCCTGGGATCTCGTTTCCTTTCAAACTTTCAGCCAGGGCATATTCTTTCAAGTCTTTCACCCACGCCTCGAGGGCGATAGCTTTTTCTAGGATGGTTCCCACCTCTTCATTGCTGATGAGAGGCGGTTTCATCATCTTGAAATCTTCAAGCGCTGTGTACTGTTCAGCCCTTGCTCGGCATTGCGCTTTTGCCCGGCAGAACTTGCAATGTTCGCCAGGAACAAACTCCCCTTCGCCGTTGAAAGCTTTTTGGGCAATTGGTTTGATCTCTTCGCCCCATGCCAGCAATTCGTCAATTGAAAGCGACCATTCCGAAATGCTGTCTAATCTCGGTTGCACAATGGCCAAATGAACCTGTTTGATGGGATACAACAGACTGTATTCCAAGTATGCGCCTAATGCGTACAGTTTCATCTGCGGGTTGTTTTCGGCTGATACCGGCACACCTTTCCCATATTTGAAGTCGGTGACGTAAAGGTCTTCCCCGTGAATGATGATGCAGTCACAAGTTCCGAAACCTTCCGGTGCATATGCGCTGTAATCTACCCTTTTTTCAACTGCTACATATGGCTTGGAAGAAAAGCTGAGTGTAATAGATTGCAAGTATTCAAGATATGTGTCCGTATGTTTCAACATTTCATCTTGGAACAATTCACGTTTTTTGAATTTGTTGAGTTTGGCAGAGAAAGAACGTTGACTCATCGGTTCGATGAAGTATTTTCGTAGCTTCAACTCGGCAATTTCATGTGCCAACGTTCCTTCTTTGGCGTATTCACTTGTTGTGTCCGGAAACTGTTCTTCAAGCCTTACAGATGGTGTGCAAACGAGCCAACGATGAGCGCCGCTGGCTGAAAGAAGCGCGTGTTCTCGTTCTGAATGGGCGACAGCCTGCATTAAATCTTCGCCCCCATTTCACGTAGTTTTGTTGCAAATGCACCGTATTGCTCTTTTGGTAGCGCTGTAAGGGCTTGTACACCGAATGAAGCGAGCAGTTGAACCAATTCTTCACGTCTTCCGGCATCAACTAATTGTGTTGCCGCTACTGCAAGCTGATCAAGTGTGTAGCTTGGCGCTGATGTCGGCACAGCTTGTGGTTGTTCCTGCTGTGTTGGTTGTTGTACTGGTTGTTCAGTTTGTTGTGCTGGTTGTTGCACGGGCTGTGCTGGTGCTTGTTGTGCTGGTTGTTGCGTCGGCGCAGCTGTAGGCACCGCGCTTGGAACGGCTTGTGCGTCTAGTGCTAGTTGCCCTTGCTGGGTTGGTTGAATAGATTCAATATTAGAAGTAATGGTTGCAGCTGATTCAGGATTTTTACTGATTGCATGAGCAAGTGTTTGTATCGCGTTCACCAAATCAGGTGCTTTGATTTCAACAGTAATATTCATTGTTTTTATTCCTCCTTTTTTGTGATAAAATCACGATAGGATTGTTTTTCTTAGCTTGTCTCACTTGGCAGAGTGAGACTTTTTTTGTGCTGTGTTGATCACGTCAATTCCAAGTTCATCCATCATCTGAGCAATCTCAACGAGTTGATCATGAACCTTTTTCCGTTTGATGAGCTCGTCCAGATCGCTCTTGCAACGCTGGTATTCCTTTATCCAACGATCTGCATTATCAAACTGACCATTCACCCACGCAACTCTTGCACGATCCAAATAGATGCTGCCGCATCCCCAGAGCCTATCCGCCAACTTTCGATCTTGTTCAAGGACGTTCACTGTGACCACCTCCTTTCAATTTTTTTGGAATCTGCTTAATAGTGTTCGTATACCGATGCACCAACGTCAACATATCCCCATTTCTTTTTGAAACCAACCAATTGTTTGGATTGAGATTGTACCGCAGCATGGTGAGTTTTTCTTTCCTGGTTGGCCGCTTGCCGGATTTCAATATTCTTCACCTCCTCAAATACTCCGTGCTTCTGACACCGCGCGATACAGCTGCATCACGAACGGATTTTCTTTCTCAAACTCTTGATCCCGCAGAGTTGGAATATTGTATGCTTGCTCGATATCAGACATCAGGTTTGCCAACCTGCGATCTCTGATAAACTGCGGAGCATTTGAGTAGATAATTTCTTTCAGTCGGTTTGTATAAGTAAGCATTTCACCGAATGTCATACCTTATCACCTCCTTTCAGTTCGTCGGCTGCTCCTTGAGCCACATAATCAAAAATTCTTCGCATTCCTTCGCTGGGAAGTACCACTTGCCTCCGACCCGAAATTTCGGAAAACGCGGATCGTAAAAGAATTTCTCTTTGATGTTGTTCTCGCTCATGCAGGTTTGGCGACATAGCTCTTTCATATCCCAAAATGTGTGGCGGTGTTGAATTTTATCCAATCGTTTCCGCAGTTCTTCAAGAAAACGTTGTTCAATTTGGTGTTCATCGATGTTGAACGTTAGCATACCCATCATCCCTTTCAATGAGAGGTAAGATGCCTAATTTGTTTTTCAAAGTTTCGTAAATGAAAAGACGTCCTTTTTGTGTCCAGTACGTGTGCATTTTGCTTATTTCTGAATCAATTGCATGTGTTTTGCTTTGTGTGTAGCCTTTGTCTTGGTACTTTGCGTATAATAACCAACAATCGCCTTGCTTGTATTGAACTCCTAATTCATGAAGCAGTTTATTAAGTTTTCTAGCACTCATACCGTAGTCTTTTGCTATCTTGCTGATTGATAGCAATGATTTGTTTTGCAGTACTAGGTCGTAATAAGTTGCCTTTGGCTGTAATTCTTTGATGATTTGATCCTTTTGAGCATTTTGTAACTGAAGCTGTTCGTTTTTCTCTACTTGTTCAACCAACTGCAGTAGTGCTTCTTTGTACGTTGTCGGTAGTTTGAACGGCTGTTTCTGCTTCTCCAATTCCGCGCGCATGCGCTTAAACTCCTCAATGAACCGCACCTTCATTTTCATTGCCTCTGGTGTTGTGTACGACATCGCTACCAACGTGAACGCCTCTTCGGTGAGAAGGTATTTTTTAGCCTCCTTGTTGTTTTTAGCTTTAAAAATCTCAAGTCCAAAGTTGGACTTCACGAATTCATGTTCCTTAGCTTCATGCAACTTGCTAATTTGCACTTCAATGTCACGAACTACATGTTTATGTTCTTTCCCAAACGCTTCCGCAACCGTTAAGCTGTCGGTTACCACTCGGTTGTTCTCAAAAAAGACTAGTTGGTTCATTGTGTTCCTCCTTTATGCGGTTCTCTTCGGTTTTTCTTTCCGAAAAAATTCGGATTCTCTACCAAAAAAAATATTGTCTACTGGTACTCCATAAACTTCTTCGATTTTAATGAAAAACTTTCTTGGTACGTTAGAGGAGTCTCTTTCGTATTTAGAGAGGGTATCCTTATTGATACCAAAAAGTTTTGCTGCTTCGACAAGTGTTAAACCTGCGTTCACCCTTGCTGCTCTTAATGTAATTTGCAATCAATTTCACCTCCTGCCGCTCTGTTTGATTATATATTATCCGAGTTTTTTCGGAATGTCAACCGATTTTTTTCGGAAATTAAATAAATTTTATAAATCCATGTTGAAGTTTTATTTTTTCGATTTTTTTCGGAAAAATTATTTACTTTCCGTAATATTTCGGATAATATTCTAATTGAAAGGAGGTGAGTTGGTTGATTGATAGAGATCTCCCGTTAAAAAAAGTCATATCCGATAATATAAAACGATTAATGAAAGAAAGAGGATGGACTCAACTAAAAACAAGCGAGATGTCTGGTATCTCTAAAAGTACGTTATCTGATTATATCAACTGCAAAACATTGATTAATCCAGGAAACGTCGAAAAATTAGCTAAAGCATTTAATGTAAAAAAGTCAGACATCGATCCTAGTTTTAACTTAGAATCGGAAGATTCGAAAAACAAAGGAACTATTTTAAATTTCACCAAACTCCCGATCGTGGGGACAGTCAGCTGTGGAAATGGTGTGCTGGCATATCAAGATATCGATGGGTATGAGGAAGTGCCGACGAGTTGGTTGAATGGCGGAGAATACTTTTTTGTACGCGCTAAAGGTGACAGCATGATGAACGCGCGCATTATGGACGGCGATTTGCTGCTAATTCGCAGGCAAGACGACGTGGAAAACGGAGAAATTGCTGCTGTTCTAATCGACGATGAAATTGTCCTAAAGCGCGTATATAAAACAAACGACACGATTATTTTGCAAAGCGAAAATCCGAAATATCAACCAATCGTTTTACAAAGAAATGATATGAAAAACGTGCGGATTATTGGAAAGTTAAAAAAAGTTGTACTAAATTTTTAGCGCTAAAAATTTAGATGGGCGAGCGACGGCTCGCCTATTTTTGAATCGGAGGGATGATGGTGGCCAGTATAAGAAAATATAAAAACAAAGGCGATAAGAAGTACAAATATGAATACCGCATTAAATACACTGACCCAGTGACAGGAAAAATAAAAGAAAAGTCAAAACGTGGCTTTTCTTCAAAAAAAGAAGCGGAATTAGCCGCTGCGGAAATAGAAAAGAAATTGTTCGTTGGCGATGTCGATATCGTAAAAAACAGCGATATTACTGTAAAGGATTGGATTGAACAGTATTTAGAGTTGTATGGAGGACAGTTGAGAGAAACAACACTAAAAACAAGAAAAACAAGATTGTATAACCATATTATCCCCGAACTTGGTAATTACAAATTGCAAAAACTAACAAGAATGCAATATCAAAAATTTATAAATAAAAAATTGGAAACAATGAAGGAAAGTACAGTTAAAAGTTTACACGGAACATTTATGACTATTGTGAACAAAGCAGTTGAGCACGGAATTATCGATAGGAACAAATTTAAAGGCGTCCCTATTTCCAAAGGGAACGAGGAAGAGAAAATAAAATTCCTCACCAAAGAAGAAGTGGAAAAACTTATGATGGTTGCTAAAACATTTGAGTTTGACGAATACATGTCTGTTTTTATTTTGCTACGCACAGGGTTACGAAAAGGCGAATTATTAGCTCTTACGTGGGATGACATTAATTTCGGTAACAAATTAATGACCATAAACAAAAATAGAAATCATCTCGGAACCTTCCCGCCAAAAACAAAGAAAAGTAACCGAGTGATTTCTATGGACAACAAACTGACAAAAGAATTAAAAAGATTTCAATTGTGGCAAGCGAAAAACAAATTACAGTTCGGAAGATACCAGTTTAATAATTATGTGTTGGTCGATCAATATGGTGTTCCATATCACGAATGGAAAATAAATGCGATTTTAGAGAGCATGGCTGAAAAAGCAAACCTTAGCAAATTCGGTCCGCACGCACTCCGTCACACCCACGCAGTTATGTTACTGGAAAGTGGAGTGGATATCAAAACAGTTAGTGATCGACTTGGACATACAAAGATAAACATGACCGCCGATGTTTATTTGCACGTATCACGAAAACAGGAAGATGAGGCGGTGTTAAAGTTAGAGAGATATTTGGATATCGGTGGGTAAAATGTGGGTAAATAGAAATGATATACCCACCAAACCATTGATAAATAAAGGTTTATAGAATATTCACCATAATCACATCAGAACAATATACAAAAATCAAAACGAATCAAAAATTGATTTATACATTGTAAATTCAGCATTTCTTCAAATACTGAAATTCATAAAAAATCATATTAGATATATTTTTTGTGGGTGAAATGTGGGTGAAATGTGGGTAAAATCTCGGGAAATAATTTGTTGAAGGTTGGAGTCTGACTCCGCCTTTTTTTATGAAAAAAAGAGCCTACTCAAAGCGAGTAGGCTTATTCCTTTATTATTTTAAATTGTCGATAGCGTATTGCGCTTCCTCAGGTGTAAATTTTTCCCCGTGCTCAGAAACCAGTTGGTCATAAATAGCTGAATCAGACATACTCATCGTTTCGGCGTATTGTTTTGCTTTCTCTAATGCGTTTGCTTTCCAGTCCCATTCAAGGTTGTCAATAGCATATTGAGCGGCTTCAGGAGGGAAACCTTCACCATGTTCGGATACTAACTGATCATATATCGCTGCTTTCGACATATACATAGTTTCAGCGTATGATTCCGCTTTTTGTAGCGCTGCTTTGTATTCTCTTGGAACTTCTTCTTTTACTTCAGTTTCCACATTTTCTTCAGTTGTTTCTTCTTTAGCTGTCGTTTCTTTTTTATTTTCAGATTCAGCAGTTGCAGTTGTGGTCGTTGCTTTTTCTTCACTTTTTTTCGCTTGATCGCTGTTTTCTTCCCCTCCGCCGCTCGCCGCAGCGCCAACGATAATGATGACTATGACCCAAAACCACCATTTTTTGTAAAAAGGTTTCTTTTGTTTTTCACTCATAATTTATCCCCCTACATATCTTTTTCATTATAAAAATAACATAATTATTTCACGAAATTTGTCGAATTATGTCGTATCAAATGAGGGGATTTTTTATGCAAAAAATTTTAAAAAAGGTGTTGACTTAATGCGTTATCGCACTTATAATAAAATTAGAAAATGCGATAACGCATTAAAATAAAAAAAGGAGGAAGTAACGATGCAAAACGTAATGACGCTTGCTTGGGAGATTGCTCGGAAAGGACAAAAAAAGTTCGGAGGAAAAGTAAAAGAGTATATCGCTGAAGCTTTGCGTCAAGCGTGGCGCATCGTGAAAAAAGCCATGACAACACCTGAAAAATTTGGATTCGTTGAATTGCAAAGAAAAAACGGGGTTATCTTTTTCATTG